GCAAAATTTTTAAAAATTTTTTCTCTGTTAGTATTTGTGGCTTCTCTGAAAATAAAAACACCATCAACACTTGCTCTTAATTCTGGTTTAAAATCAAAAACATATTGATTAGCAAAAATTGCTAAAATATCCCAATGACGTCCATTTTTAAATAATCCTTTTATAATTGGTTCCGAAAAAGCTCTTGGATCATCCATACAATCATCAAGAACTAAAACATTCCATCCATTTTGTAAATATGTTTTTGCTGCTTTTTGACGAGATTTTAATTTCTCAATAATTTTTTTATCATATGAATGATAAATAAATATATCTGGAAAAATTGAAGAATAAAAACTATTTGTTTCTTCAGAACCTGATATTACAAATCCAACAGGAATTAAATGTTTTTTTGCAAAAAGTAAATGTTTAATTAAAACAGATTTTCCAGATCCAGGTTTTCCTAAAATAACTATTTTAGATCCTCCTAAATTTGTTTTCATCGAAGCTTCATTTGGTCTGATTGTATCAAGATTTAATTCACGAATTTGAAGTGTTTGTTCCATTTTTAAAATTTATTTTTTTTCTATAGAGCATTTGATATTTTTAAAAAATTCTTTTTCAATTTGAAAAAGAATTTGTAAATAATAATTTGTTTGAAAATTATTCTTCGTCGGAACTTTCATCAGATGATGAATAAAAAACATAGTTAAACTTTTCTTTTTTAATTTCTTTTTGTGTTTCTTTTTTAATTTCTTTTTGTGTTTCTTTTTTAATTTCTTTTTGTAATTCTTTTCTCAGAAGAATTGTTGACATTGCTTCTCTTCGTTCTTCAGGATGATTGATTATTAGATCGGGATCTAGAGTATTTGTTAAATGAATGTCATTTAAATCATTTATTTTTTTATTACATAAAACTTTTTTTTTGATTAAATTTTTTTCACCAAGAACTGAAACTGAAGGAACTGAAACTGAAGGAACTGAAACTGAAGGAACTGAAACTGAAGGAACTGAAACTGAAGGAACTGAAACTGAAGGAACTACAGGAACTATATCATCGTCTTCATCTATCTCTCCTTCTCCCGTTCCAATTGTTTTATTAAGCCAAAATCTGTTTTTGATAAGATTTCCCCACATTCCTACAAAATGTGTTCTAAAAGTTGTTCTTGGTGGAATTTGGAATTGAGGATATTCTTCTTTGAACCAATCTTTAAAGTATGAATATAAAACTGCAATTGTTATTTTCGTTCCTGGTTTATCAATTATGCATTGTTGTTCAAAATGTTTATATATATCATTTTCTTGTCGATAAAGACTAGTAGCTACTTTTACTTTATCAGGTTCAACACATTCGGTATTTCTTGAGAGTCTCCATCTTTGAATAAGATACCATGCAAGAGGTTCGCTTAATTTAGGAATTTTATTTACAGAAAAATGTTTATCAACTGGAAACTTTTTTTGAGCAAATTGTTCTGTAATATCTTTTGGACATTCTTCAGCTGGTAAAAAAGTAGCTTCAAAAGGAATTACACGAACACGATTCCAAGTTGCATTATCTGCATCTTTTATAATTGGAAGTTTATTACAGATCATATGAAGTTTAAACATTGGTGTGATTTCAAAAGTTTCTTTTCCTTTTTGAAACAAATCTCTTGCAAAAAACGAATCATTTCCAGTTAAAGATTTTAAAGTTCCAGAACTAATCATTTCATCAGCATTTGGTTCATCCATAACAGCCCATCTTACTCCATCTCCTGCACGAGCAAGTTCTGGAGCAGCAGAGCCTAAATCTTTTTTCTTTCCTGTTATTAAAGATGTACTAAATTTAATAGCCATTGAACCAAGCATTTTTTCAAATAAATTTTGAGTAACTGTTTTTCCATTATTTCCTTCTCCTGTCCAAAATAATATTACTTTTGCTCTGTTTCCACCAACAAAAACTTGACTAACTTGATCAAAAAAATAATCACGAATATCTTTATCTGGAAAAACTTTTTCAAAAAAATCTTCCACTTCATCTATCAAAGGATGATTTTTATAATCGTGATATTCAATAGGAAGTGAAGAACTAATAAAATCTTCAGGAACTCCATCACGAAATAAATCATTTTCAAAATCATAAACTCCGTTTTTGAAAGCTATCAAATTTGGATTTTTATTCAAAAGGCGAAGAAATTTTTCATTATAAAAAAGTTCTTGTGCTTCGGTCATAACATTGTTTTTAAACGGAGCAGATTTACAACTATTAATAAGTTTATTAATAAGTTTATTTTTTTTCTCTTTATTTTTTTTTCTAATTTCTTCATCAGTTTCGTCATCTTCATCTTCATTATTTGAACGAAGAAAAGAAATAATAGCAGAATTATTATTTGAAATTCGTTCACGTAATGATGTTCCTGATTCTGTTAATGTCCAGATGTGATTTTTGAATTGAAACCAATCTTTTGTTTTTATAGAAGTACAGACAAATTCATTTTGAAATTCATTGAATAAAATATGAGCTAAATCATTGTGACCTCCACTAATTGCAGAACAAAATAATTTTTTGGTTCTTTCTTTAATGAAATCTGCGTATTTTTCTGGACTGTCTATTTTTGCATAATAAATCAAAGTACCCAAAGTAAATTGATTTTCTCTCATTTTTTTCCAATATGTGATCGATTCACATTCATTAAATTTACAACTTTTTTCAGCAAATTCACACCATAAAATAAATCCTTCATAACATCCTTGACATAAATTCCAAAGGCAAAATCCAATATTTAACCAAGTATTTCGATCATCGGATCTTGAAGAATTAATCATTCCGAGTAAAATTTCAGCTTCTTCTAAAGTTTTCTTTACTGATATCTCTTCAAATTTATTAATTTTTTTAAAACNTTTGATATCATTTATCAATGGAGAACATGCACTAACAGAAAGATCATAAAAATATTCATCAACTCTATCATATAAAAATATTGAAAGAATACGAGGTAACATTTTCATCACACGATTTTGACACAAAAGATCATCTTTATTTTCTCCTTTATGACAGGAAACAATATAATCTCCTAGACCATCTTCAAAAGTTGTTTCTACACAATTTTTCAAATAACATTTAGTTGCTTTATAAGGTTTGTTTCCGTATTTGGAAGAACCATAAAGTAACCAATGAACATTTAATGAATTTGAATCTATAAAATCTTCAATTCCAATATTACTAAATAATCCTTTTGTTAATATTTTTACTTTTGGAATTATATATGATTCATGAACTTTTCTATTTAAAAAAATTTTTGGAAAATGAAGATGGAAACCATTTTTTATAAATCTTGTTCCTCCAATTTCAGCAACATATGATTCTTTTTCTAATAACACACATGTTAAAGCACTATCTTGTTTTTTTTGATCTGATCCAAAAAAACTAATAAATTCTATAATTGTTGATTGATAAGCTTTAATAATTGTTTCAATTTGATCATTTGAATAAAGAGAAACAACATTATTATTTTCTTCATATAAAATTTTTAAATCTACATCAACTAATATTGGAGTATCTTCTCCTGGATTTTCTGCAAGATATTGTTTTTCAGTTTCATAAACTGATTGATATAAATTCCAAAATTCTGGCATATGCTTTCCAAACGAAAATACTCCTCTTGGAACTCCCATTGACACATGTGAATGAAACGAGTCGTTAGTTGAACGAAAAGTTTTTAAAAGCTCATTAAATTTTTTTACATCATTTAAAATATCATTCTTTTCACCTTTCATGCTTGAATTTAAATATTAGATTTGTTGAATTATAAACCAATTCAAATTTTTTAAAAACATCTCATTTTTAATTTTAAATTTTTTTACAAAATTTAAAATTTTTTTAAGAATTAATTCTTTAAAATTATGTTACGGGACATTTTTTTTCAAATGCAAAATTTAAACAATTATTTTTTTTATTTTTAAAAGCAAAAAAACAAGTTAAAAAATTCCAAGGACAACTATTTTCATGAGCATATTTAAGACATTCAAGGTGTCCATTTTCAGCAGCTCCAGAACATGTTAATTCATCCCAAGGACAATTATTTTCATGAGCATATTTAAGACATTCAAGATGTCCATTTTCAGCGGCTCCAGTACATGTCCATTTATTCCAAGGATATCCATTTTCATGAGCAAAAATAAGGCACTCAAGATGTCCATTTCTTGCAGCTAAATAACAAATTCTTGAATCACCTGGACATCCATTTTCATGAGCAAACTTAAGACATTCGAAATGACCATTTTTTACAGCTTTTAAACATGTTCTGGAATCCCAAGGACATTTATTTTCATAAAGGACTTGTAAACAATCCAAATTTCCGTTTTCAGCAGCATATGCACATGTCATTTCATTGAAATTACATCCGTTTTTAATGGCCCATTTTAAACAATCTATGTATCCATTATTTGCAGCAAAATTTGATGTTAAAATATTCCAAGGACATCCATGTTTGAAAGCAAATTTCAAACATTCTAGATGCCCATTTTCTGCTGCATATGCACATGTAAATGAATCCCAAGGACATCCATGTTTGAAAGCAAATTTCAAACATTCTAGATGCCCATTTTCTGCTGCAATTTTTGTCGTGTTACAATTTAAATTATAACAACATTCATTTAATTTTTTCAATTCTTTTTTTTGAAACATTACCTTCATAATTTTATTTTTTTTAAAATAAAATTTCAAATTAAATTTTTTAATTTTTTTCCATCACTTCTCTCAAAACATTTACAATTTCTTCTGATTTTTTATTTGAACATGGAATATTATATTTTTTGGCAATTTGTTTTAAAATTTTTTTATTTGTATAAGAAATAATATGACTAACTGGAATATCATGAATTCCTATTAACCATTCTGCTTCATCTTCAGAAATTGAATGAATTCTACTAAAATCATAAATATAATT